CTGGACTGGAAAAAATGGTGTATCTTCTAAGCAGGCCTGGTTTAGTAATATTCCAGAACAAGAGCGTGCTTGTGACGAATACACTATTAAAAACTATAGACAGTTAATTAGACTAGGAGTTTTAACTCCTGCATCCTCTCCTAGAGTTGTTTCAGGCTATCTCGCAGTAGCACATTTACTCGGACCAGGAGGGGCATCCAGATATAAAACCACCGGAGCAGGTACAGATGCTTATGGCGCTTCTGGAAATCAGTATTTTAGAATCGGGTATAATAGTATTACAGATAATCAACCAAAGGTAACATAATGGCTATTAATACTAGAGATCAAATCGCTCAGGAATTACCCAACTCTAATATTACAGTAGGTATTACTGATAATACTGCAGCAGATAGTGTATATAACTACGAACAAGACACTAACAGATTAGCTCGTGGTGAAACTGTAGGTACTGTAGTAGATGTTAAAGATGCTACAAGAAGAACTGCCATTCAAACAGCGTTATCTATTGATACTTGGGATGAACCTCTGTCACCCTACGCTGCAAACTATCCGCATAATAACGTATATCAAACTCCTAATGGTTTAGTTCAAGAGTTTGACGATACTCCTAATAATGTACGTTATCACCGCTATCACCCATCAGGTACATATACAGAGACAGATGCTAATGGAACTGAAGTACGAAAAATCGTAGGTGATAATTTTTATATTGTAGAACGTAACGGCTATATTTTTATTGGCGGAGAAGCCAATATTACTGTATCTGGTAAGTGTAATATTATGGTAATGAGTGATTGTAACCTTCAAGTAGAAGGTAAGTTAGATGCAGTAGTAAAGAATGATATTAATTTAACCACATCAGGTAACTTTAATCTTAACGTTAAAGAGACTTTTAAAGTTAGAGCTGACGATTTTGTATTAGAGACTGTAAAGTATAATCATACTAATGTTGGTGAAATGAAAGTTAAGTCTAGCGGTATTAACACACAAGCTGATAATATTGATACTACCGTAACAGATAACTTTAAACTTACAACTAAAAATCATAATGTAACAGCTAGTGAAAACTCATTTCTAAGCGCTGTGGATATTAATAACACTTCAAGTGGTAAAATAGTACAACAAGCTTCAGGTAAAATATCTCTAAATTCTAGTGATGTTGTATTAGGTAATGGTGGTACTGTTAATATTAATGCAGGGTCTTTGAAAGCAACTACAACTGCAAAAGAAACACAAGGTGGTAATTTCTACCCCGTATCTACTTCTGGACCTGCATCCCCAGACAGTGCTACAGCTGCTTCTGGTGCAGTAGCAGTTGATCCTGCGCTAACTGGGTTTATAATTCCAGCTGATAGATCTAATCCAGATAGAACTCCTAGACCTGCTCTACCTCAAGTATCTAATAGAGTTGTACGTGCAGGTATTGAGAATGACGATGGTAACAGATCCAGTGTACCTCTCTACCCTGGTTACAACTCTTCAGCTCCTTATACTAACAGCTCACAGCAGTTTATCGCACCGGCCGGTCTTTCTCCGTTACCTACTCTATCCCCCTCCGGCTCAGACAATGATTATTCTAGTGAAACAAGATTTACCGGACAAGAGCAGCTAACAAAATACATTAAGCTTAGAGATGTATCTACTAATGCAGTATTTGGTCATATGGTGAGATCACAAGCTGGGCTAACAGCAGGTCAGATTGTAACCAACCTACAGCATCTAAGCTTAAATGTTTTGGATCGCATCGTAGAAAAATACGGAAGAGGCTCGTTCATAATTACATCTGGATTTAGACCAGAAGCACAAGCTAGAGGTGGATCAGGTGTGAGCCAACATGGATTAGGTCAAGCTGTTGATATTCAATTTCCTCTATTAAGTAATAGCGATTATGCTACCAGAGCGCAAGAGTTAATTGAAGTAATAAGTTTCGATCAACTACTGCTTGAGTATCAAACAACAGGATCAGGAAGACCTTGGATTCATATTTCGTATAAGCCACAAGGAAATAGAAGACAGTACTTTACAATGATGAATCATCAACGCGTTTCAGCAATACAGACAGCATAATATGTTCGTAGAATTATCAAGTGCTCAAGAACGTGAGCGTAGAATGGGAGAGATGCTAAACAGGTTAGGCTCTCTCAACGAAAACCAAACCAACCAACTACAATCTTTACTTAATACTCAAAGATTAGTAAATAGTGCTACTGACCCTTCTTCATTTCCAGTAAATAGTGATCCAGATTCTATTCAGAGAAGTCTCAGTTCAGCTATGGCTGGTAGAAATGAGACTTTAAGATCAAACATGACTCAAGTTCTAGGATACGCGCCTTCTGATAGTGATGTTAAAGAACTACTTAAAATACAAGAATCATTTGGTGGCAGTATAACCCAAGCTGCAAACGTAGTTGCTAAAAATATTAATCAAGTAGAAGGTGGAATTAGTAAGTTTCTAGAAGCTATTGATACAGGTATTACAGAAGGTATTACAACAGTTACTTCCGGTATAGGTTCATTACTTGATAGAGCTCAACAAGAACTGGCTAGCGCCACGCAAGATCTACTACCCTCAGCTAATTCTATATTACCAGCTGGTACTGCTTCTCAATTACAATCGTTTTTAGGCGATACAAATGAGCTTATTAATAAGCTTACCGATTCAGTAAACTCGCAGTTAAATTCAGTTATGAACGATATCGATTCTGCTTTTGCAGATTTATCTAACGGAATTAATACGGGACTTAAGGGTATAGCTAACTCCAATGTAATATCTGACGTCACAAAAAATATTAATCAGACGATTAGTTCAACGTTTAACTCAGTACCTACAGCACCTATTCCTCTTAATACAGACGGTCAGATACCGAGTAGCTTACCTCTTTCTCCTCCTACAGATGTAAGTTCTGCACCTATTACTTTACCCAGATAATAGAAATAAATAGAAAATAAACCGAGAAAAAAATGTCCAGTACTATTCAGTCTAACGTCATATATTCCGACTTTGATATTAACCTTAATATCAATCCTATTTCTAATGACGTAGGTCGAATTACAAACGAATCTGCAGTTCGTAGATCTATACTAAATCTATTGCAGACTGATTTTTATGAGCGGCCATTTAAACCTGATATTGGCTCAAATATAAGAAAACTTCTCTTCGAACTACTCACGCCAATTACTATTGAACTACTACAGAAAAGTATTTACGATGTTATCAGTAATTATGAACCGAGAGCTAATCTAATAGATGTAATCTGTACACCATACGAAGACAATAATGCTGTTGACGTTACCATTGTTTTTTCCGTAATAAATAGAGAACAGCCTATTACCATGCAAGTTACGTTAGATAGGATAAGGTAATGTCAGATTTTCTACCAGTTAATCAATTAGATTTCTCTTCTCTGAGAGAAAATCTCAAGACATACCTGCAAGGTCAAAGCAGATTTGCTGATTATGATTTTGAAGGATCTAACATTTCTGTGCTGCTAGACATACTAGCATTTAACACGTATCAGAATGCATTCTATCTTAATATGATAGGTAATGAGATGTTTCTTGATACTGCTACGCTACGCGATTCAGTTATATCACATGCTAAAGAACTAAACTATTTACCTAGATCCTATACATCAGCAGCTGCTACTGTTAGAGTTAATGTTAACGTAACAAACAATTCAATATATTCTATTACTGTACCTCAGTATTATAAATTTACAGCTACTACTTCGAACGGCACTTATACCTTCTCTACTGCTGAACCTTACGTAATCAATAGAAATGCAAATAATCAATTTGTTAGAAATATTGATATTTACGAAGGCGTATTACTAACTGAGAAGTTTGTTGTTAATACTAGCATCGAAAATCAAAGATTTCTATTATCTAACCCAAGTGTAGATACCGATAGTATAGAAGTATTTGTACACCCTACAGCTAACTCCTCTACTAATACAGAATACACATTTACATCTAGCGTATTCGGCCTTAACGCTAACTCTACTGTGTTTTATATTCAGCCTGCTGAAAGCAGTAAATATGAAGTTCAGTTTGGTGATAATGTAATAAGTAAGAAACCCGCTCACGGTAATATGATTGCTGTTAAGTATAGAGTTTCGTTGGGTGCTGCTGTTAACGGGGCGAGTTCTTTTTCTCCTCAAACTAATATTGACGGTTATTCCGTCACTGCTTCTACAGTATCTGCAGCTGCAGGTGGTGCTGAAAATGAGAGTTTAACCTCAATAAAATTTAATGCTACTAGATTCTTTCAAACTCAAGATAGATTAGTAACTAAAGAGGACTATAGAGCGTTAATTCTTGCTAATTTTCCTGAAATTAAATCAATAAGTGTGTATGGTGGCGAAGAGTTAATTCAAAACCCACAATATGGTAGAGTAATACTATCTTGCGTAACACAATCCGGAGATAATATAACTCAAACTACAGCTGATAGATTACTAAGTTTTGTAAAAACAAGATCTCCTCTAGCTATTAATCCTCAACTTGAAACTCCAGAATATCTAGATCTGGGTGTAACTACAAACGTAAGATATAATAGTAACCTAACTACATTAACTGATAGTCAAGTTAGTAGCCTTGTTGCTAATACTAT